TACCATTGTAGCTGTTCCATATCACAGCTTCTAGACCAATGGATGTATCTTTGAATGGTATCTGATACTCTGGTAGAGTAAATCTGGTAGCCATAACAGCACCATGATTAGACCACTTGTGTTTCTCAGTCATACCATTGGTATCAAAGTGTTCATTAAGAAAGTCAGTAGCTTTATCATAGGCTGTGCCATGTGATATAACTCGGTATGTATTCTTGTGAACTGCAATCAGTTCGTTGTTCTCATCTTTAACCAACTGTTTGTAGCTATCTAACCTTGAGCCATGCTGGTTGTACACAGGTTCTTCACGCACCTGAAACGTTAGTTCTTGTGGTAACATATTTTTCCTCCTATAACTCTGCTCTGAATGAGCAAAACTTATTTTCTTTTACACGATCTAGTATCTTTTTACCTAGTTCATATCGTGCATACCACATAAGATAATAGTTATACTTACTTTTCTTACGTTCTTCCACTGACATACTTGTGTTTGGGACAGGTACATCTAATACTTTACACATTTGTTCTTGAGTATAACCATTAGCTGTCTTGAAAAAATCATCTAAGGATTGCTTCTTAGATCCAAGATGATCTAAACATTGAGCAAGTCCATGTTCTATTTTTTCTTTGTGTGTTTCATCAAAGTAGTACTCAAGATGATCTGGTTGAAATCCTACTGATCCAAAGAAGTCTGCATCATCACTGGATTGTATACCAAACCAGAACTTACCTTCTATATCACCTTCATAATATCTACCCATACTATTCCTCTTTCATTTTATTCAACTGTTATTATTATCTCATCTCTACCTGAGTAAGTAGTTCCTTCAAACTCAATAAGAATACTTGATATCTTTTTGAACTCATGTTCTTTGAACTCACCTTCTTCTCTACTGCCATGATAAACTTTTGATGCAAACTTTATCTCTGCACCTGGTGATATTCTATTTACTTTACACATTAAATCTTTAAACGTTTCTGCATTACACTTCATATAAATTATCCTTTCCATAATAATCTTTTGGTAGTTGAAAACCCTTGATAATCCTAGATTCTAAAGCTCTGAACATAAGATTTTCTACTTGTTTTCTGCCTGTTTCCATAGCCATCTGCTTAGTATCCCAATCAGTTCTATGTTGTGGACCTAGTACACTATCATCAACAGTCAATCTCCATTTAGTAATACTGTGTTGAAAGTTAGATCTTATCTTTACAATATTAACTACGATCACTTGATCTTGACCATAAGATATAGTTGCTTGGTAATGTCCTGGTCTTATGCTTCTCATGATTTACCTCCTATCTGGTTTCAAATTTAAGTTCTTCTAATTGTTTTAACCAACCTTCTACAGTTGTTATATCTTTTGCTATAGCAGTTCTAAGTTTCTCAAACTCTTCTAGCATTTCATTTTCTATTAGAAATAATTCATCTAACTGAGTTAGTGCAATAGCTTTATCATGCCATTTGATTGCTTCTCTTGTTGTTATTCTTTGATCCCACAATCTTGCTTTTAATATCTTTAATGCTTCTATGTTCATTATTTTCTCCTGTTCCATTACACATATCACATACATATGTACCTTCTGGATTGTTCCAATCAATCTGAAATCCAAGTCCAATACATTCTTTACAACTAATCTTTTTCTGGTTCTGGAATATAGTTTTCATTCTCAAATCTTTCTCGTACCATCTCTTTGATTTCTTGTGTATAGATTAGCTTTACTCCATCTTGAAGCATATGCTTTACACACGCATTTTCTAGTTCTTGATATGTTTCATAGTGTTCATAGTATTTACAGTACATAACATCAAATTTGTCTAGCTCATCCTGTGTGAAACTATCTTGTGGTAGTGGTAATCTTGTCATGTAAACCTCCTTTTTTAAAAAGTCAAAATGTCGGATTCGGTGATAGATCCTATCATATGCAGTCTATTCAGACTGCTCACTATCCTGTTTGATTATTGCACGAAAGAATATTATTGATGCTGTTATACTTGTTATAAATCCTATACACATTAGTGATAGTACAATGATACCTAGTAGCATTAGTATTGTTTCCATATTATCTCCTTTTATGTTCTGACTTTCTTTTGCGATCAGTCATGATTGCTTTAGTTAGATTGTTAGATACCCATACTATGAATATCCATATAGGTGCTGATATAACTGATAGTATTAGTGTTGGATTCAATCCCATAATCATCCACATGAATATCAATCCACCACCTAGTGATAGATATATTAGTACAAATGTTCCTATGTATTCTGATCTATCTTGAAATTTTAGTCCAGCTACTCCGTTGATTACTGACATGAATACTTTCTTGAGCATCCTGAATAAATAATCTATTAGTCCTATAGTTTGTTTTTGCATATTTACCTCCGTGATACATTACAAATACTGTAAAAATTAAAGTTAATAACATTCGGTGATTCCAGATCCTTCCTGTTTGGGGGGGGATTATATCCCCTCACCCACCAATGTGTTTATGTCTGCATTTAAGATACTTTCAGCTAGTTCTTCATGTTCTTCTGCTGTTGGTTGTCTTAGTGTTGATGGTGATGCTTTGTTTTTGTTCTTGTTTTCCAAAGCTTTCTCCCATGTTTCTCCATATATTAATTCAAACTTAGCTGACCATACATCATATCTGTTAGTCCAATAGTCTGTTAGGTCTGACCATCCTCTGAATGTTGCTATTCTATCATAGTCTTGTTGTGAACCTATCTCTGTCACTGTATCTACACGACTATCTTTTGCTTGTGTCAATGCTCTTTTTGCTTGATCTGCTCTGCTACTAGCATTGTTCATACCTGTTCTAGCACCTAAACATTCATACATGATACTGTCCTTACACCATCCTTGCATGAATGGTGTATGTATTATTGGGTACATTAGATTGAACACATTGTTCATATCTGTTGATGCTGCATCATTTATATGAATTAAGTCTTTAGTTTCTACTTTCCATTCTGTCATTTTACTACCTCCAAATCAGTATTTAGTTCTGCGATATCATATTCATCCATTTGCTTTGATACCCATTGAGCTTCTGCTCTGTATGCTTCAGCTGTTTCTAGATCTCCATTGAGTTCTGCTAGTTTTGCTAGGTCAATGTATTTGTTAATCTCATCTTGATAATCCATTATTTGATCTCCTTCATTCTTATTCCTACATCCATAGTATATTCCTTACCTTGATCGTCCTCTGTTTGTATTGTGATTCCCCATGAATCACTTGATCCTCCTTCTGATACTATTATTCCTTCTATGTCCTTGTCATCTAAGGTCTTGTCATCATACCAAAAGTCTATTTGATACTTTGATTTAAGTGTTTCCTTGATAGTTTCTGCTACCTTTGACATGATAGTGTATGAGTTGTATTCCATGATATCTCCTTATCTAATATCGATTATGTGAATAGGTTTACCAAAACTTTTGGCAAGATTTATGCTGGACAGAGTACCTTTGCTAGTGTGATCCCAAAAGGCAACAACAAAGTCAGATGCTTTTACAATGGATTTGTTACGAATTGGTCCAGCGGATTTGCCATAAGTTTTCCAATCTGGGTAGAATACCTTGATTGGAATATTGTAAACCATTGAATAACGCTCAGCTAATTTGTCAGCACCTTGACAGCCACCAGATATCAATCTTGTTATGTTTCCGTCTGCAAGACGTAATTTCCACATAACAGATTGGAATAACGAAAAGTTGTTGAAGGTGCGAGTACCGACAATACCGCAAGTAAGTGAATTAGACATGATAGATCTCCTTTCGATCTCTGAATATGCCTACTCGTCACCACAGATATATCGTTCTGTCTACATGCTAGATCCTAGTCGCACAACTTCGTGCTGGACTAGGAGTGCATGTTTACAGGTTGTATATCGTGGTAGTTCGTCTGTGTATTTAGCTGATATGAGTACATAGTTGATACAGACGAATAGAGCATATTCGAGAGAGATAAAAACAAATTCTGGGTTACCTACCTTGTGAGCCTGACGAACAAGTGATAGTAGCTCTTATGCGATTTATCGTATTAGAGATACATTGGGAGTAGGTCAGACATTTGTTTACAATTATTTACTTGACATGGTTACGAATCACTTGGTATCTATCGTTATGCCGAGAACACAGTTATCAAAGAAAGACGGTCTTACATACAAACAAAGAGCTTTGGTTGATACCCTCGTAGCTACAGGATGTACCATAACCGAAGCATCCCAGAAGGCTGGTTATTCTAAGGGAGAAGCTGGTAGAGTAGTAGCTAGTAGGACACTACGATTGCCAAAGGTACAAGCATACCTAATGCAAGAAGTATCCAACAAGTTAGGGTTGGGTTCAGTCCACGCATCCTCGACATTGTTACACCTTATCCAAAATGGAAAGAGCGAGTATGTTAGACTGGAAGCTAGCAAGGATCTACTAGATAGGATAGGCATGAGAACACCTGAGAAGGTGCAGCACAATCTGTCAGGAAATGTACAGATCAAGATAGACCTAGACTAGACGCATGGGGGGTTTGAAAACAGGGCGAAGCATAAGTGATAACCACCTTTACACACAACATAGTTGAAAAAAGCACTTCAAAAAAATATTATTTATAGTAAGGTTCGTTCATGGCAGATCCTCGAATAAAGAGAGCTGGAGTAAGTGGTTTTAATAAACCTAAAAGAACTCCTGGACATAAGACTAAATCACACATAGTGGTAGCTAAGTCTGGAGATAAAGTTAAGACTATTAGGTTTGGACAACAAGGAAAGACAGGAGATAGAACAATGACAAAGAGAGCAAAGTCTTTTAAGGCAAGACACGCCAAGAATATAGCGAAAGGAAATATGTCAGCTGCATACTGGGCGAATAAGGTTAAGTGGTGAGTACAGTTAATAAAGCTGGGAACTACACTAAACCCACAATGAGAAAGAGAATCTTTCAAAGAATAAAATCAGGAACAAAGGGTGGTAATGCTGGACAGTGGAGTGCTAGGAAAGCACAAATGTTAGCAGTTGCCTATAAGAAAGCTGGAGGAGGTTATAAATAATGGGGAAGACAAAACATTACTTTAAGAATGGTACAGAGTACAAAGGAGCTACACACAAGATGCCTAATGGATCATTACACAGTGGTAAGACACATGGTTCTGGCAGTAAAGTTGTAGTACATTTTAAAGATTTAAGTGCTAGTTCTAAGAAAAAAGCCAAGGCATAATGGCTCTAGCTAAATCTCAACGTAGTCTAAAGGCTTGGTCTAAACAG